CGCACGCAATATGCGAACAATCTGCAGCGCATGCAGGCGCAACTTGAAGGCGCTTTGCAAGAGCAATCAAAAGCTGTAAACTGGGAACAGCTTCTACAAACTGACCCTGTGGAGTATCTGAAGCAGCAGCACCTGGCGCAATCCAGGCAAGCAGCGCTACAGCAGAACTACGCAGAGCAGCAGCGGGTTAACGCCCAAATTCAAGCCGAGCGCGAAACCGCCCACGGTCGCCACTTGCAGCAGCAGCAGGAAACCTTGCTTGCCAAGCTCCCCGAGTGGAAGGACGAGGCCAAAGCCAAGGCTGACAAAACCGCCATTCGAGAATACCTGTCATCGCAGGGTTTCGAGGCGGACGAAGTATCACAAGTTGCCGACGCCCGCAGCGTCCTCCTGGCCCGTAAGGCAATGCTCTATGACCAGATGGTCAGCAAAGCCCAAGCAGCGGCCAAGAAAGTTTCCACGCTTCCCAACAAGGTTGAGCGACCGGGCGGCGGTGAATCACAAACCCTTGACCGGCGAGCCGCCTCATACCAAAGGCTGAGTAAGTCGGGCCGGGTGGAAGACGCGGCGAGTTTGATCGCTGGAATCCTTTAATCCCTAACGCCGAGAGGCGCTGGAGTTTGACATGACCGCACCTACCAATACCTTTTTGACCACGGCTGCAATCGGCAACCGTGAAGACCTGGCCGACATCATCTACCGCATCAGCCCGACGCAAACGCCGGTGCTGAATCTGGCCAGCAAGACCAAAGCCACGTTTACCACCCACGAATGGCAGACGCAAGACCTGGCTGCCGCTTCGGGCTCGAATGAGCAGGCTGAAGGCGACGACGCTTCGGCAAAGTCGATCACCCCGACTGTGCGTCTGCAGAACCGCACGCAAATCAGCACCAAGACGGTGATCGTCTCGGGCACGCAGATGAGCGGCACCAATCCCGCCGGCCGCAAGGACGAGCTCGGCTACCAAGTGTCGATGGCCGCGCTGGAACTCAAGCGCGACATGGAAACGTCGATTACCCAGAATGACGTTGCCGTTGGCGGCACCACTCGCCGTTCGCGTGGTTTGCGCGGCTGGATTGCCGACAACATCAACAAGGCATCCGGCACCACGCTGCCTAGCTACACCAACAACGGCGGCTTGGGTACTGCGGGCACTTGGGTTGGCACCCAGCGCGCTTTTGTGGAATCGCAGGTAAAGGACGTGCTGCAGCAAATCTTCACCGCTGGCGGCATGCCCGACACCATCATGCTGCCCCCGGCTGCAAAGCAGACGTTCAGCGGCTTCACCGGCAACGCAACCCGCATGGACAAGTCGGAAGACAGCAAGCTCTACGCTGCCGTTGACTTCTACGTGTCGGACTTCGGCACCATCGAAGCGGTGCCGAATCGCTTCATGGCGACCCGCGATGTGTTCATCCTGCAAAGCGACAAGCTGGCGGTTGCCTACATGCGTCCGTTCCAGACCAAGGAACTGGCCGCGACTGGCGATGCCGAGAAGCGCGAACTGATCGTGGAATGGACGCTGGAATGTCGGGCGCCCAAGGCTCACGGCGCGATTTACGACATTCTGTGATCCATGAGCTAGGGGCTTCGGCCCCTTACTCGCAACTTCAAAGGAAACACAAATGTCCGTAGACATTCACCAGCGCGGCGATGGCGGGTTGGGCATGGCAGGCACGGGCGGCACCGCAAACAGCGGTTTCGTCCCGGCTTCGACCATCTACAACGTGCCGGCTGCTGACTTCTCTTTCTTCGTGGCTGACCGCCCGTATGTCGTCGTCGGCATTCGCGGGGTTAACGATGTGATTGGCACTGGCGGCGCCTGTACCGCGATCATCCGCAAGGTGCCTTCGGGTACGGCGCTTGCATCGGGTACGGCGTTGCATTCGAGCACGTACAACCTTGTCGGCACGGCTGCCACCAATCAGACCCTGACGCTTTCCACCACCCTGAGCGACCTCCAAATCGCAGCGGGCGACCGGATCGCGTTTGACCTGACCGGCACGGCGACCTCGGCAATCGGCTGCATCACGGTGCACCTGGCGCCGGCTTGAGCATGTGGCAAGACTGCGGCTTGTATTGGGCATGGCGGGGCAAAGGCCTCGGCTCAGCACAAGCGCCGACACAGAAGCGGATTGATTACGCCTCTGTGTCGGCTGGCCAAGTGTCTTGGAAGGTGGCGGCTGTTGTCTATGACGATGGCTCGCCCACTGAAGTGAACACGCAAGAGCTTGAAGGACTGCGGAGAAGCGGCGCTAGCGTCGTGATGCCGCACTAAAACGCAGGGCTTCGGCCCTTCCTAACGCTGCGAAGCGCTGGAGAACACATGGCACAGACTTTCGGCGGTGGGTTCATCACCGTTGCAGCGGCGGGCTTCAATGCCGCTACCGGGGCTGCATCAGCCTCGCAAGCAATCCCCAACGACTCAAGCGGGCGGGCTCCTAATTTCATCCGCGTCGCTGGACGCAATGAGTGTTACGTGAAGCTGGGCACCTCGGGTGTCGCAGCGACCACAGCAGACATTCTGGTTCAGCCTGCGGACAGCGTGATTCTGCAGGTTCCAAAGGGCATCACCCACATTGCCTACATCCAAGGCGTTGCAGCCGGTGCGGTCAACGTGGTGCCGCTGGAGAACTCGTGATTGAGGCCGGCGTAAAGCGCGATCTGGTCTTGCAGGATGGGGCGCTTATTGCGTCCACCACGCAAGACTGTGTGCCTATTGCTGAGTACGCCAAGGCGCGCAGCCGTGAGGGCTTGCACGGCTCCGGCGATATGAAGCTGGCCGCCTCGATTCCGTTTGTCTTCATCGAGAAGTATCTGATAGACGCTGGAATCAGCTTTCAAGAGTTTGCAGGCTCCCCGGTTCACAAGCGCCGATTGCTGAGTGACCCGGCGCTGGCTGACTTCCGGGTGTGGCGGGGGCAAGTCTAAATGGCGCTGGCAAACTACACCGACTTGGTTGCCAGTGTAGGAACTTGGCTCAAGCGCTCCGATCTATCGGCGCAGATTCCTGACTTTGTGACGCTTGCAGAGGCGCGGCTAGCCCGCGATCTGCGCATCAGGAGCATGATTACTACGGCAACGTTGACAACGGTTGCTGATACGCAGGCTGTCACGCTTCCGGCTGACTGGCTGGAAACGGAAAACGTCACTTTGGTTGGGGGTGCCCCGGTAAACCTTGCCGTTGTCACGCCTGAATTGATGGATGTGAAATACCCTAGCGGTATTCGTACCGGCAAGCCTGCGGTTTATTGCGTGTTGGGCGATGAAATGCAGCTTGGGCCTACCCCGGATGGGGTGTACTCGATCCAGATTGCGTACTACGCCCGTTTTGCCGCACTCAGCGCCACGCCGACAAATTGGCTGCTGACCAATCACCCGTCGCTGTATCTTTTTTCCGCTTTGGCAGAGGCTAGCGTTTACACGCTGGAAGATGATCGGGCTCAGATTTGGGAGGCCAAATACCGGGTGGAGCTCAACGCCCTTCAGGCTGCTGATGATGCTGCGCTTCGCAGCGGCTCGGCAATGCGGGTGCGCTATATCTAATGGCCCGCGTCACCATCCCTAGCGCCGGGCAGTATGGGGTTGTTAGCGATTCCGCGCCCCAAGAACTGCCGCCTAACGCATGGACCCGCGCTGTCAATGTGCGGTTTCGGGATGGGTACGCCGAACGATTCAAAGGCGCGGCGAATGTTTTCAGCGCGCCGACTGTTGCGCCTTATGGCCTGTTTCCCTACGCCACCGGGGCTACGAAATTGTGGGTTCATGCTGGCGCGGCTAAGGTGTTTGTCGATGACGGGACAACCCGCACGGAACTAACCCCCGGATCGCCCTACACCGGCACCGCTTCTGATAAGTGGACCGGGGGAACCTTGGGCGGCGTGCTGGTTATCAACAACAGCGTGGACGTCCCGCAGTTTTGGGGCGGCAATGTTGCGAGCGACTTCGCGGCCCTGACGGCTTGGGATGGCGCCTGGCGCTGCGCGAGTATTCGCCCGTTCAAGAATTACCTGGTGGCGCTGGACGTTACCAAGAGCGGCACACGTTATCCGCATATGGTCAAGTGGTCACATGGGGCTGACCCTGGGACTATCCCGGCGACCTGGGACGAAGCGGACGCTACGAAAGACGCTGGCGAGGTTGACTTGGCAGAATCGTCTGATCTGCTGGTCGATCAACTGGCGCTGGGTGACATGAACGTCATCTATAAGGAGCAGTCGATGTATGCGATGCGCTACATCGGCCAGCCGTTTATCTGGCAGTTCCAAAGGCTGCCCGGTGATGTTGGGGCGTTGGCGCGCAACTGCGTTGCCAATACGCCGGCTGGGCATGTGGTCTTGACGGCGGGCGATCTTGTCATCCATAGCGGTCAGGGGCCTAAGAGC